AACTCACACTCAACCATAATTTCTGTCAAACAGGCAATAAGATTAATCTCATGGTCTGCAACGAAAGCTGCCTGATACTGATACTTAGCAATAATAACAACCATCTGTGGCACAGAATTGGCTTCTAATGCTTCATACAATGATTCATATAACTTACGAAACAAGGTGGTTGCATCATTGTCTAAATTGCCTGTAACCCATTTACGACAAGAAGTAAAATCTTTGTCTTTTAATGCCTTGACCAATTCAGATAAATTAACATCAGAAACGGATGCCAGAATGCCTTTGTCAATCGTACCAGAAACGGAGTATCGTTGTAGTTCATTTAAAACACGGCGATTGTCTGGAAAATGTTTGGTGATAACCGCAGCCACAACTTGTTTATCGTATGTGATGCCTTCTTGTTCCAGAATCCATTCTACACGTTTGAAGAATTGTGCAGCCATCTTTGGTTTACTACCATTGATTTTAAAATCAACAACAGTGCAACGAGAATGGATTGGATCAATAATCCGATTCTTGAAGTTACAGGTAAAGATAAACGAACAGTTCTCTGAGAACTCCTCAATGGCACCACGCAACGCAGGTTGAGTTGAATTTGGATTTAGATAATCTGCCTCATCAATGATGATGACCTTGCGGCCACCAGTCAAGGATACAGATGAAGCATAGTTCTTAATTTTGTTCCTGAATGTGTCAATACCTGACTCATCAGACCCGTTGATAACAATGTAATCACAACCAACTTCTTGACACAAGGCTTTTGCGATAGTTGTTTTACCAACACCAGCAGTACCTGATAGTAGAAGATTTGGAATCTCTTTACGGTTTACATATTCTTGGAAAGTTGCCTTGATACCTTCAGGCAAAATACAATCTTCAACGGTTTTAGGGCGATACTTCTCCACCCACAACATGTGTTCGTTCATTCAAATACTCCATAATATAATAAATTAATTTAGCCAGGGAATGGCCAGTTCAATTCTTGTTCAAGTTCTTTGATTCGGTTTTCCAATACAGAGATTGCTGTATTGAAATGACCTGTGCCTTCTATTTCTGGGTTATAACGAGTTTTTAAAACCTGAATTTCTTTTCTCAATACAGCAATGTATTGAGTTTTATCGGTCCACATTCTAATTTCACCCATCATTTCACCTCATTCATACTTTCAAACAGAGCCTCAAACTCTTTTGATTCTGCCACTTCTGTTTGGAATGAATTTTTGAATTGTGTTTTTGCCATACGTTTGACAATCTTCTTAGGGATTTTCAATTCATCATTGGCAAAATCCACAATATCTTTCATTGCATCATTGTTTGCTTGATTTTTATTCATGTGAAGAACTAATTCATCAACATATCCTTTGAGTTTCTTTAGTTGCTCTTCATCAAAAGAACCAAACAATGTATTTACTTTAGTCATAATGATGCAATCCTTCCAACAACGTCATATTCTGTTTCTTCAACAATCAAACTACCATTGGTTAAATTGATTGCGGTTTTACCTTTGTGTGCATTTTGAGCAGGGTCATCACTTTCAGGTACTTGAAACACAGCTATAATATAATATGGATTAATTGCAACTTTGTGTTTGTTAATAGCATCTGTTAACCAAATCATATTATTCTCCAAACTTAGAGTGTTTGGCTTCAATGGCAATCCAATACTGTAAATCACCTTTAGTGTTTTTGAAAGATGCTAGACCTTTAGATGAAATTTCCACGTTATAAGAATCAGGCATCATCTTCAAGTTCTCAGTTAAGAAAACTGCTTTGAATACAGAACCATTACCATCGGTAATTTCTGTGGAGTTAACGTGTGCTGCATCATCATTTGCATCAAAAGAGGTAACATAAATCTTATCACCATCAGATGTGATGGCAACGTTAGGTGATTGTAACACAGCAGATGATTTCATAATGTTGGCCAAGTCATCGGCAGTCAAAGAGAACGATGCATCAACAGATGGCAAACTCAATTCTTTTTCCGGTACTGTAACGATAACATTACGTGATGTGGTACGATAGTTGAGTTTCTTACGACCAGATTTGAAGATAACATGTTTGTCATCAAAATCAATCTCGCCATCTTTATACAAAGATTGTACAGACAAGAACTGGTTCAAATCATGAATACAGAAATCTTGTGGAAAAGTATCCGTAACTGTAGCTTTTGCCAAAACAGTTTTAGTGGGAGAAATTGTTGCAATCTTGTTTCCTTTTTTGAATTCAATACTTGCATTGATACCGACAAAGTTCTTTAGAACTGTCAGTGTTTCATTAGAAATTTTCATTTGTGTTCCTCATTATAAAATTTAACATGAATAGAGTATATCATGTTCATACAAAAACATCAAGCAGCACATCGCATGGGCCAGGTGGTGTTTACCAGATTCTTCATCGAGAATTTCACCTTTTTTCCATGCCCATAGATGCCGCTGAAGTGCATCATAATACCTGCGTTTAGAATCAGGTACGTTTTTCCAATTATCTCTTTCATACTTTTGAGCACCAAAAGTTAATACATCAACAGTGGCCTCAAGAGCAATAGGTGGCAACAAACCATATTCTAGTTTGTTGCCGTCAAACTTACGACCACCAGTGGTGGCCGTTTGTGATGCTTTGACAACATCATCAGACATTACATTTCTCCAACGAAATTGGCTACGGCAGGCATATCACCTTTGAAATGATAAGTACCAATGTGGTCTGCTTTCATCCAAGGACACAACCAAATTGATCCACCAATTTTACGCCAAAGTTGACAGAACATATAATCTTCACTCAAGTAACGGTCTGTACCACCACCTGTTGCTGAATCAACTGAATCAATGATAGTATCAAAGTACGCATGAATGTAACGTGAACCATCAAAGTGTGCTTGACCTACGTGGTCTGGTTTATAACGAAGTTGTGGATATGCTTCTGCAAATTTAGGAAACACTTCACGTTTAACCATCATAAAACCAGTACCAATTTCCAAAACTTCTAATGGTTCAGAAACATTAAATTGTGCAGTACCTTTAACAGGATTAAAAACATAATCACCAGTAACTCTTTCTAGTAGACCCAATTCAATATTTGGATTTCTTTCCATGGCCTTTTTAACAGAACGCCATTTGATGGCTTTCTTAGGATAAGGCCCACCAACAACATCTTTATCTAAAGCCAAAAGAGCAATAACGTCTTGTGGATTAAAGTGAATGTCAGCATCTAAGAACAATAGGTGTGTGCAATCAGAACGATTTACAAACTCATCGACAAGATAATTTCTTGCCCGTGTGATTAAAGATTCATTGAAAAGAAATGAAAATTTAACTGCGATTCCATATTGCATACAAATTGCTTGTAAGTCCAAACAAGCTTTGGCATATAAACCATGATTCATACCGCCATACATTGGTGTTGCAACAAATATACTTTTCTTTTGAAGCTCTTCTTTTTTAATTGAAATTTCCATTATCTCTCCAAAGATATAAAAAAAAGGGAGACCACCGTGGTGGTACTCCCCCATCATTCACAGATTAAGCGCTAGCTAAATTGTAACCTGCTTTAAGTGCTGCACAAACCAAAGCTTTGGTTGGTTTACCCATGCGGTAATAGGCAACTTTAACACCATCAGCGTTGTACTTGGTGTTAGTGTAGATGACATGGCCTTCTTGGCGAAGTTCATCAATACGAGCAGCCACGTTAGTGATACCAAAACGGCGGCGTGCTTGCTCAGTTGTAAAGGTGTTATAACCTTCTGTTTTGCTCAATGCGTTCAACATACGTTGTTTTGCGGACAATTTTGTAGTCATAATAAATCTCCAAATGACAAAGTTAATAAAATAATCTTGTTTACACAAGTATTCACATCATACTACTATTTAGTGTGTGTGTCAAGTATCCTTGCGGTATACTTTTTTATCTGCCAACTTGCGGCAGATATTTTGCCTTGGTTTCTTCCCAAGACATGAATATCAAGTCATCATAGAACAGGTTCTCATAAGAGACATTGTTCTTTTTCTTTAACATTGATATCCGTCCTTTAGCATATTTGGTTTTCCAAATGTTTGCCAAAGCTTCTTCACTGGTGTCAAAAGACTTTACCAATTGTTCATCACCAATCTCCTTACGGAGATATTCGTTGGTGTTATTATACAGCGGAGAAAAATAAATTCCACGTTGATGTTCGGTACGAATAAGTTGTTTTGGTATATCCAACTTACCATACGCAAAGTTTAATGTACGGTTTTTGTGGTCACGTTTAAGTGGAAGACCTTTTGGATTCTTGGCTTCCCACCACTCAAAGTAACGGCGTGTATGATTTTCTTTTACCCAATCATATACCATTCTCATGGTTGTTTTCGTAGGTTCAAAAGCAACTGAACCAGAACTGAAACCCATTTTGTTCCAGTGTTCAAGACCATCATACTGAGATAAACCACCAGACTTAGTATTACCATAAAGAGAAGTAGTTGTAACTCCAACAAGAACATCACCATATTGATTCTTCCAATCTTTCTGTACTGTATCAGCAAGACATAACA